TGTTATTTGCTTTGTGTATTGAGATGTAAGTTCAGGGTTGTCGGCCTTGAATGTCTTGCTGTCAAATGATGACCTTACCTGCGGTTTCCACGTTGCGACAACATTGCCGTCAATTGTTGCTGCCTCAGAGTTTCCCATCAGTTCACAGAACTCTGCTTTGAGCGTGTCCTCTAGCTGCTCATAGCCTTTGAGTTCTGATTTAACATGGCGCAACTGGTCAAGCAGTTCTTTACCGCGTGGCCCTACTTCCACGGACGAACCGTCAGCAGCGTTGTAACGGTAGCTTACCGTTGCATATGACCAACGCACACCGGCTGGTGTTGCATCGTAGTCGATTGATTCAAACCACACTCTTACGGCAGCCTTGTGCTCTGCAATCTCGTCAGAAGAAACTGTCTGTTCGTAGATGTGTAGTGAAAGCGTTGAATCGAACACACCCCAAATAACTTTGTTCTTGCCTGCGCAGATTGCTTGCTGTATGCCCTGGATTGCCCAGTGATCGGGAAGCGTGCCGTTCCATTGCTTGTTGTATGTTTTGATTTCGACAATATCGCCATCCTCTGTCATGCCGTCAAGTGTCGCGCTCATGCGGCCCTCGCGATACATAACGTCAGGAGTTGTTATCTGCTTGCCGATACGCGCACTAACCCATTCAATCAATGGTGCTTCAAGGCGGTTGCCACGCTCCATTGCTTCGCTGGGTGCCTTTGGTTCAGGCGCTTGCTTGCTCAGCTGTTCTGCGGCGTATTCCTCGCGTGCTTTAAACGGATGCAGGTCGTAGATAGCAGCAGCATCAGATGCAGACACAAGAAGATTGCCGTCTTCGTCTTTCCATCTCGCAAGCAACCACTCTTTTGAACCGTGCTCTGGCTTTGGAATTGTTGTACCCATAAATTTCCCTTCTGTTGGTTAACAAGAGAGAACGTACAGGAAGGGTGTTAGATAGTCAAGCCTTTTGTTAGCGGTGTGAGAAAAGTCACACTACGCATCATGGCTGCAGGAATGTGGATTACGTGGTCCACGAACTCATCAGGACTTATTGACTGCGCAATCGTGTAGTGGTTTGGTTTTCCACCTTCTAGTGTCGGGATCAAATACCCGGAGGTGGTAACAATGTGTTCTTCTTGGTCACCTTCATCAAGCGTTGCCCAATGTCCGTCACCTGCATGAGCGTCGGCCCACAAGATGGTTACTCGTTCGTACTTACTCTGTTGCTGGTCTTGGTTCATCGACATCAGAATCGCCTTCTTTTTTGCATACCCAACAATAGCGTCCGTCGCGTATCGGCCAAGTGACCTCGCACTCGCTACAAATTAACCAGTCCTGTGGAATGAACATCTCATTAGTCTAGCCATATGGTGTGTTCAGATGTGACCCGACCCTTCTCTGGGTCAATAAAATGGAGCCTTTGGGACGGTCTGCCCTTGGCTGCCACGAACTCCGCAGCATAGACGCTCTCTGATTCCGTGCTCCCGGTACCGAACACTCGGCCTCCGTTGGCAAGGGTCAAGGTCATGGGCGTATGGAAGTGCCCGTGGTAAGCATCAAGGAACGGCTCCACAACACCGGTAGCCCAAGCATTGCACTTGCGAAGGATACCAAACGCTGGGGTGTTTCCACCAAATGACTTAACTTCGTCACCGTGGAACAGCAATGCGCGGTAGTTGCCGACAACAACAAGCTGATGCCAGTTTTCTGACTGATGGAATTCAACGCGCTTGTTATTAACAAACTTGTCTTGGACAATCTGGTAAGCAATGCGGTCGAAGTTGTCAGTTGTAGGTACGTCTCCGCGCCTACCCATGCGTCCGTGGTTACCGTACTCGCACCATACTGTTACCTTCTTGAACTCCTGCAGCAAGGTGAGCACAATACGTTCCATCAATCGCGCACATTCAAACAACTGCTGAAACAGATGCGCTTCAACTTCGTATGCTTGGCCAGGGAACACGGTGATACCTTCAACCATGTCTCCACCAAACATAACTACGATTTCATCTACAGGATGATCTGCGCGTTGGATGTTCGTTAAGGCAATTGCTTTTTGCACAAGAGTGTCTAAGCGCCTACCGCAAGTTTCGATTGAGTAATCAGATGTGATCTTGCCCAACTGCCAATCGGTTGTGTGCAGTAACGCAACTTCCCGCTTGCCTTTGCGCTTGTCAAGAATTGGCGCTGGGATAGCTGGGCCTACAGATACAGCAGCTTCTTTTGCTGCGGTGTAAATTGCATCTGCTAAATCTTGTTTCTTTGCTTTGGCTTTTGCCAGGTCGCGCTGGGTGCGCAAAAGGATCTTGCGCAATTCTTCATCTTCAGGATTGGACAATCGTTCACTTAAATTCACAGGTACACTCCCCTTTTACGTGGTTTCTAAAAGTAGTTGACTTCATTTTGTAACCCTCATCAAGTATTTTCCTGAGCAACCAAGCACGAGAAAAAGCCGCTTCTGAATTTCTTAACAAAACAATAGCATTTTCAACAGATTTCTTATCTTCTGCTGGCATCGAATTGATTATTTTTGCGATGTAGCAATCCGTTGCTCCGGGTTGACTGTCGTAATTATTGATTGAATCTGATAATCCCATACCGTTCCCTTCGTAGTGGTTATTAAAACCATACACTCGGCTATGCGGCTTGTGGGGTTCCCTTGTCTTTGCCTAATTCGGCATCAATGCCATCAATCAAATGCAGCAAGCGCTGTTGGTCGTCACCGTGGACAACAACTTTGGATAGGAACCGACGTATTTCTGTAAGCGTTGCGATAGTCATCATAGGACTAGCAATAGTACACCTACAGAGACCCTTTCAGATGGTCATCAATATGGTCATCTAACTTTGTTTCAATACGGTTAAGACTGTTGGCAACGACGGCATGGTCATCACGGTTTTCCTTGCGTAGGACTTGAACCAAAGCTGCCAAAACAGCACCAAAGGCAGCTATTACTGCAACTATAATTGCTTCGCTCATTCCCACATATCTCCTGGGTTTGGTGCGGTGCGGTGGAGAATCTCGAAGATGCCTATCGCAACAGCAAAAACAAGCACACCGAACCCGGCGATTGCAGCTAAACCTTTAATCATTTTCCATTAACCACTTCAAAATAAGATGAATAAAAACAATGCCTACGGAAGCAAATCCAAGAAAGGCCAAGAAGCCCATCATGCTGGCTTTTCGGCTATCGACTTCCAGGCCGCTACAAGTTTATTTGCATCATCTGCGAATTCTGGGGATAATTCTACGTGCAACCACCTACCCCCTGCGGTTCCACCATTTTCCGTAGCGGTCCATTCCTTTACGCCGGGCTTGCCATTGCGATTGCATCGGAACCCACGGCCCCAATCTTTGTACCAGTACTGGTGCACTTCCTCAATACCGAGAGTCTCATAGTTCTTTACGAGCCAATCGAAGATTTCTCCAACCCACTTGTTGTCTTTTTGCTTGTCTGCGGGGATGCCAATGTCAAGCGCACGGCCCGTGGCGTGGACGCTAAGCCGCGTTGACCCGCGCATTGGGCGGTTTGCGTAGATGCCAAGGTTGGAGAATCCCCACTTTTTGTGCATAATGTCAACAAGTTTTTCTGCACCCGGGCGGGCTCCGGTCTGGCCTTCAGCGTCTGTATTGCCTGTGTATTTCATTCGTCCTCTTTCATTTCAATGGCGACAAGTATTGCTGTGCATGTGAGCAGAATGCCGGTTATGCCAAGAGCTTGGGTTCTTGTTTGTCCGGACAGCGTAATAATAATATATGCGCTGGAACATGCAGCCACGATCAGGGTGCAGAGTGAGGCAAGATATTTACGCATAGTGGTTAGATTATCACTTTCTCTTTGTTGTAATTGCTGGCATGGCTGCGAGTACGGCCCCTATCACAACAAGAGTTCTGCGCTCTCCTACGTTTACCTTTGAACCAACTGGCGTGTAGTTGTCAAGACCACCGCCAAAGATGTTAATTTCAGCTTCAAATTTTTGTTTGACAGATTTTGGTGCGTTGCTCACAGCTTTAGCGATCTTGTCAAGTTGGGTATTTGTTAAAACGTCAATATTTTCTGCAATGTCTTGAATCGCCTGCTCGACCTGTTCAAGGGTGGCTGACTCAGAAAAAGATTCAATAAGTTGTTTTTCTGCTTCGGGGGTGATAACTTGTGTTTCGGCCCCTGGCCCGGTTCCCTGATCCTCTTGCTGATCTGCGGATTTCTCCACCGGATCAGGGGCTTTTGCTTGCGTTGTGCTGGGTTGGGGGTCAATTACCCGGTTTGTACTTGTTGTCGCCTCTACGGCCTCTACAGCGGTCCCTGAAGGCATCGTAGACGCAGTAGTCCTGGGGGTCCGGACCAAAGTAGTCGTAGAAATAGTCGTCACCGGCAAAGGTAGGGTGGTTTCCGGGATTGTGGTCAACGGGGGTGGAGCCAGAGTAGTTGTAGTCGGCGCACTTGTAGTCGTCGTAGGTGGGTCTGGGACCGTAGTTGTCAACAATGTCGGCAAAAGCGTGGTTGATGGCTCGCTGATAGGCAAGGTGCTGCTCGTTGTCGTCCATGGGACCTCCGTTGTAGTAGTTGTTTCTTCTACTGTAGTGGTGGTTTCTTCTACTGTGGTGGATGTTGTGGTAGTTGGGCCATTTGTCACACCCTCAACAAACAGTTCGTAGTCAATATTCCATGTGGTCCCGTCACGCCATACGTTGGGTTCGTAACAGCATGTTCCGGCACGAAGCCTGTACCACCCTGGTTCTACTCGGATTTCGATGCGACTTTGTAAACCGTAGTAGTCATCGTTAGTAAAGATAAGGGTACCTTCAGAGTTATAGAGCCATAGCTGGGGGTCTGAAGGGTGGTTGGATACTTGGTATGTACGGGCCGAGAAGGTAGTCGGACTATCATAGTTGAACCAAAAATCTGTTGGTTGTGTGATTACTAGGTTTTCTGCGTATGCAGGTCTTACCGCAAACAGTAGTAGTACTAGCCCTGTGAGGACTAGCATGAACCTACTTGTTGGCTTTACCGAACGCTGCTGCAACTTCTTCTTTGGAAAGAAAACCATCTTCAGACCATGAACGCAGTAGTGCTTCTGTTACTTTAGATGCTGAAACTACACCAGCTATTGCGGCTGATTTCCATAGTTCTACACCAAAGATTGCACCACCGGCTACGGCTGCTAATGCGGATGAGCCGAATACTCCGGCTACTCGAAGAACGATTGTTTGTAATTTGACCATGATGTTTCTCTTTCTAAGGAATTGCTATCCAGTTTACACGAACAGAAGTTGTTGCCGTCCCGCCGATTTGCCTTACGTTTATGTAAGTCCCATCCAACGAAGCAATTTCAAACGAAGCAGACAAAGCACTATTGTCACCATTTGATACAACTGCTGTTGATGGTGTTGCTCCTACCCCATGCGTCACGGCAGCAGAACCAGAAACCATGCTGACTACGCTTGAACCGTACTTCCATGTTGCTGTTCCTGTTGCACCTGTTGCACCTTGCGGTCCGGTAGAACCCTGTGGTCCCGTTGCACCCTGAGAACCAGTTGCACCTTGAGAACCAGTTGCACCCTGGCTACCTGTTGCCCCTTGGGAACCTTGAGGGCCAGTAGAACCTTGGCTACCTGTAGCACCTTGGCTGCCAGTAGCTCCTTGTGGGCCTTGTAAAGCAACAGTTGCTACAGACTCCCACTTAATACCGTTGGTAGCAGATGCTTTAGCGATAAGCACATAGTCGTCAGTACCTTTAGCCAAACGGTTTATAGTGCTACCGTCAGTAGTAATAAGGTCACCTTTAGTGGTCATAACGGACGCTATTTGGTTGGCTTCATCAGCTTCGCTTGCTGTGAACACAGGATAAATTACCGCACCAGCAGTATGCGCTACGCCAGTCGTGTTGTCTACACCACGCGCAACAGTCAAAGTCAACGTTGAGATGGCGGTCACCCGCATTTTTTCTTCTTTAGAAGTGCCAGGGTCAACAACAACAAAGAACGGGAACGTTGTCGGCCAGCCCGTTTTAGCTGCAACCGTGAAGGTCGTGTCAGCGTCAGTTGGGCTAGAAGTTAAAGATGATTGTACACCGTTACCGGTATATCCTTTTCGTACTGGTAATGCCATTGTTTGCTCCTAGTTTTCTACACTTCTCATAGTAACAGTTGCCGTACCTTCCCATTCCCAAGTGTTCCCGTAGGAATCAAGGGGTGTCCATTCAACATCTTCCACGATAACGGAATGGTTACTCACCCCTATTTGCAGGGTGATGATAGAAGGGCTAGCAATCAGGGTGTCTAAAGCGTCCGTTTCGTCTTGCACATCCAAATAATAGTCTTTGCCTTTGATGTTCAGTTTGTGGTGCAAAAGAATAGGGACGATAAACACTTGTGAACGGAAAGGGGCAGCATACGCACGGGCCATCCAGCGGGTAAACACGGGTCCTTCGGTGACTGTCGTGCCACGGGTCAACGTGAACTTGATAGCAGCCTCAATCGTTTTGGTATCGGAACCTTCGAAAGTGTTTTCGGTTTGACCAGCAGAATCCCAAGTACCTAAAGAAGCGTAACCAGCATTGTCGGTGGACAAGAAAGCGGTGATAGAACCTTTTAACGGTTCGCTACGTGCATCTACTTTGGCTACGAACTTGCGGTCAGGGATACCCCAACGCCATGTCCCGCCCTCAATAGTGCCGGTAGCAACAAGACTTGCCGTGTTTTCATACACAACCCCAACAGCGTTGATAGAAAACACTCGTTTAGAATCAAACGTCACAACGCTTTGCACAGCACCCGTGTTGGTGTACATAAGGTCTGTAGCAAAAGCAGGAGTGTTGGTTCCTGTGCTGATAGACAAATCTAAACGACCCAAACCGCCCGAAGTGCCGTCATAGTTTGTCCAGGTGAACCATACGAAACGTCCGTCGCCAGTAAAATCGTTTACCGCACCTGACGTTGGAATGACCGAGCCGAGAAGCAGGTTGCCTGAACCGTCTGTGGTGGCCATCCGCACACCTTTGTTTGTGCCAATAAAAATGAACCCAAGATACGAGTCAATGCTTGAAACGATTTCGCCGTAAGGTAACTGTCCCGCAACGGAACATTGGTCTAAAGTTACGCTGTCGGCTGTCAAGGTTGTTTTGTAGATGAGGCTTACATCACCAGCAAAACCTGCAATATAGATGAAGCCGTTACCGCCTGCGGAACCGACGAAACGCATGGCAGAGTTGCGGTTGGTGTGGAATGTTGTACCACCACCCGAACTGCTCACATCCATGACAATGTTTGTATGCGTACCGATGATACGTCCGTTAGCGTAAGCCAAAGAAGTGAATGTGTGCGAGCCTGTGGTGTGCGAAGAAATGCTTGTGCCAGCACTATCATGCACATGAACACTATCTGTGGCGTAACCAATAAAAACTCTTGTACCGTCAGAACACAACGCCCCAATATCTTTGGCTTGCGCACCCGTAGTAATGGTTGTCCAGTTACCGGACACCGTACTGGCACGTTTCAAAGACTGCCCGTCAGCAACATAAATGTAACCGCCAGCAACACACATTAACTGTTTAGTAGCAGTAGTCGGCGCACCCGAACCAACATTCAACGCCGTATCATTCAACAAAGACACTTGGCCTTTAACCCACGGATTGATACCTTTAGACTTATAAAACTGGTAATCAACAGAACCGGCGGTGTCGGCGTACTGTTGCCCTGCACCAAAATGCCATGAATCCTGCCCGCGTCGCCACAACCCACCAGGGTTGATAGCTGCTTCACCAGGGGCAGTCGAAGTGTCCTGTGAGTCACGCACACGTTGCTCATACCCACGAGCAAACTTTCCTGACTTTTGGTCAACCATGTACGGTCTACCGTTGATAGCTACAGGGAACGTTGACGGTACGAGAGTTGTTGAACCTGTACCCGAAAAGTATGCGGGTGTACCAACGAAAGGTATCGTTAAAAGGAGTGACGGTGCAGGCACTATTTAGTTCCGTTGCAGAAACGTAGGGTACTGGCGAGTCAGCTTGGCTGCTTCGGCTATGATGCGGTCCCTTCGCATACGCAACAAGTTCGTAATACTGCCACCAACGGCCCCTGCACCGACTTCTTCGGAGCGGCGTGTGTCACCTTGCGATTCGGTGAAGTTGCGTTTCACTTCACGTGGGGCAACAAGCCTGATTTCTGCACCGATAATCAGAATGTCCTCAGCTGAAAGAGGATAGCCAGCGATGGTTTGCAGGTCGTCTGTCTCAGCGGTGATACGGGTGAAAGGTGCTTTATATGAGATACGGATTTCTGATGCAGGGATACCAGCATCAATTTGGAGTGCCATGCCGGAACCGAAATCTTTTGTTGGCATATCGCGCAACAGTTTCACACCGTTCACGGTTTTGTAGTCGGAAGCGATATAGCGGTAACGAACTTCTAGCAAATCGATAACGTCGCTGATGGCAGGCAGGTTCACCTGGCGGTTAGCAGGGTTGTAGGTCATGTCCAACGTTTTGACACGAAACAGGCCGTTCATCGGGGACGATAGGTCGGACAGTTCGTCGTTGATTGCTTCAATAATGTTGCTTCGTGGGAACCGTGGGTTCGCTGTAATAATGCTGTTGACTGCTTGTGCCGAGGCGACAGTACCGTTGAAGGCTCGTTCTACTGTCAAGGTTTTAGTAGATTCTACGGTTGCCCAAACATACATTTGTTCTGAACCAATCTCGATGACGGTTCCGGAACGTATCCCACCCAACTCATAGGTCAACACGACGCTTGTAGACACGGCTGTTAAAGCTGAGGCTAGTTTGTTGCGTTCCTCTACCACCCCTGATAGGAGTTGGCGTTGGGTGCGGTTGATGATTTGGGCGACTGTAGACATTTATTTCTTTCGAGCGGCTCTCATGTTGTCTATGAGATTCGGGTATGGCCTGCCTGCTGCTTTAGCCATTGCTTTAGCAGAAGATTTGGCTTTGGGTGACAGCTTTTTAGAAACCTTTTTAGGGTTCGGTTTGTCCCATACTTCCATATTTTTTGCAGCCATTACTTTTTCTTAGCCTTCATTTTCATTTTGGCTTCAGACATGGCAATAGCAACAGCCTGTTTGCGGTTGGTGACAACAGGGCCACCTTTCCCGCTGTGCAATCCACCAGCTTTAAATTCGTGCATGACTTTCTGCATTTTGGCAGCAGCCTTCTTTTTGGCAGCCATTACTTTTTCTTTGCAGCCATCTTTTTAGCAGCCTTCTTTTTCATAGGCGTACCGTATTCTTTCATGCGGGCTGCTGGGCCTTCTTTGGCTTCATGCTTTTTCATCATTGACATTGACTTGTACTTTTCGCCTTTAGCAGACATTCAGACTCCTTTGTAGGTATGTCTGCATATTAGCACGGGAACATTATCTCAATATCTTCTAGGTGTTTAGCATGGATTTGGGGGACAAGTTCTTGTATCAAAGCGTTCTGTTGGCGTTGCGCGGTGTGCTGGCCGATGTGCTGTAGATATAGCAGCTTGTCGATGTGAACACTTTTGGTCCATAAAGCTGACCGGACTATCAGGTCGTAGTCATCTGCCACAGGCAGGGTGGCATCGTGTCCACCTAGTTTGCGGTACGTCTCTCTACGCCAGCATCGGACATGGTTGGGGACAGACACGATATGGCTGAGGGTGGTGCGATTGAGTGGTGGGGCTACCATCTCCCAAACTGCGTACTCGGTGTTCCAGCGTTCAGACCCGTAGCCGAACGCCCAGCCTTCAGGGTATTTACCGCTAGTGCCGTCATCAAAAACTTCTGCACAGTTGGAGTACACAAACCCGACACCGTAATCAATGAACGCTACGTCTATTTCAGCAAGCGCATCGGGGGTGAGTTCGTCATCATGGTCTAACTCCACAAGTATCTCGCCTAAACCTAGCGAGAACGCCATGTGCTTTGCATAGCCAATGTTGCCGTTAGACGGTACGTGGGGTCGGAACACCCGTATCTTGTACCGTTCATCGGAGCATAAGCCGTATACCTGATTGTATGTGTCCATGCCAGGGGAGTCGTCGTAGATGACCCATTCCCAATCAGTGTACGTTTGTGCTTTGAGGGATGCCCATGTGCGGGCTAGGACTTCGGGTGGGGTGTTGTATGTGCAGGTGATGACACTAATCATGCAAGGCGACTTAGAAACTTAGGCTCTAGAAATTTCTAAACGGGTACGGCTAGTCGCTACTGATTGTAATGCAAGTGTTCCGCCCGAACTTTGATAAGTCCCTATTTGTATATAATCACTAACAGCACAAGTTATTTGCGCCGTAACGGTAAATTCTGTGTTGCCAGTTGTCCAACCACCTCCCCGACGGTTTCCCCACCTTGTAGCATTGGTTCCATTTTTTTGTATCCACCCAATACGTTCGCCGTTAGAGTTTAGTGGGTAACAAACCGTAGCCGTAACTACATATATGCCAGCGGTTTGAATGGTCAAACGGTTTGCTGTTCCTGCGCTAAACATTGAGTCGTTGTCATATTCTGCCGCAGACCATGTAATTACCGTGTCGGTTCCATTAGAGATATTCAAGTCTGATGTTAAAGATACTGCTGCTGCTGGTGAAGGAAAAATAACAATCCAAGCCGTTGCGTTCCACACCAACAACTTGTCCGTATCAGTCTCATAGATTTGTTGCCCCTCATACGGGGCTGTGGGGCGTGTGCTGCTAGTGCAGACACCTGGTCGAAAACCTGTAGACAAAGAGTTAATAGCCATTATACGGGTCCTATATCTTCCACAATAATAGATGCACCAATGTCGGTGCGGTATGCGGTTCCAGTACCAGTTTCCGCTTTGAGTGTGCCTAGTACTGTGTGTGAACCTGCGGTTGTTGTAAACAAACCCGTAGAGGTAGTAAAGGTACTAGCCGTATTTGACAAAATATGTCTTGTAACACCAATTAAAGTTCCACTAATGCTATCAAGTCTTATTCTTGAACTTGCTTCTGCCACAACAGAACCATAAGTTGTCCCTTCAATGTATGTTGCTTTGTAATATCTGTTAGCAACTGCCGTAAAAGCAGACGAAGTTATTGCTGTTGTTTCTGTTGTGTACGTAATGTTTGTAGTGGTTGTTTTTGTGTAAGCAACCCAACCCCAAGGCATATTTGTAGGGAGGGTCCATGCTGTACCGTTCCAAATTAAGTATTGGTTCGTATCAACCTGATAGATAGCCTGACCCGTGAACGGGCTAGTAGGACGTGCAGCCGTGTTCGCTACAACACCAGGCTGAATCAACCTTGATGGCGGGATAGTGTTACTGATACCCATTAAGCAGCCTTAATAATGTAGTTGAGAACAATGGTTGGTTGCGTGTTCAAGTGGGCAGCACCACCACCTGCTGCTTGGTTGGTCGCAGTAGTCGCTTGGTTAGTTGCAGTTGCACTAGCAACATAGCCTGCACCAACACCGTAATCACTTGAATAACCAGGAGCAGATAAACTTGAACTAATAGTTGTAGAACCACCATATTTACCAACAAAATCGTGGGCGTGAGCGTTCTGTGTATGGTTATGCGAATCCTGTGTATGGTTGTGGCTTGCAAGTTGTGCAGTAGTCAACGTGTGTGTTTCAGTACCACCAGTAGCACCAAGAGTGTTTGCTGCTGTTAATACTGTTGCTGTCAAACGACTAGCAGCAGTACCACCCATATCATCTTTACCTGCGGTGACACGCCCACGCATGTCAGGCACATTAAACGTGGTAGAACCATCACCTGAACCATACGTAGTGCCGATAGTAGTGAACAAACCAGCATATGTAGTTCTAGAAATAGCCTGCCCATAACAAAGTTGCCAACCAGCAGGGCTAGTGGAACCAGCAAAAGGCACAACAACCCCAACAGGCATAAACCCTACGGAACCTGTAGCACTAGAAATACCCATTAAACTTCTTTCACCCAACCCGTAACAATAATGTTCACAGCACTCGCAGCATCCGCATAACCCCACAAGCGTTCCGTAGCCACCAACACCAACGCCGTATCCAACACAACCGTGTCATACGCTGCGATAGGCAACGCAGAAAGAAACCTCGACGTAGCGCCACCGGTAGCTGCCCCACCAATACCCAAATAAACTAGACGGTCAGTACCCGAAGTGTTGCTCAAAATAACCTGTTTAATAATATGTTCACGACTAGCCGCTACCGCAGCAGCACCTAATGCTGCATCAGTAGCAGACAACTGTGACGGACCTATCAGCCGTGTTTCAACTCTGTCGCCAACAGCCATATTAAACTCCTACATCCATCGTAATCAAAGCAGTAAACTTTGAGTCATTCATCGGGTCGGTACTGGCTATAGACCAAACCAAACCCGTTGCTTGTGTCGAATCAGCTTTCAAAAAATATCCGTTAGTACCCACACCCAAGCGGGCAAGTGCTGAAGCAGACCTAGTGAGAATATCACCTTTAGTTGTCAGCGTGGTTGTACCACCCTCAACACCTTGCGGTCCTGTAGCGCCCTGAAAACCTTGGAAACCTTGAGGTCCTTGTGGGCCTTGGCTACCTGTCGCTCCTTGCGCACCTGTTGCTCCTTGCGACCCTTGTGGTCCTTGCGAACCTGTAGAACCAGGCGCACCCGTCGCTCCTTGCGCACCTTGCGCACCAGGCGAACCTTGGAACCCTTGCGGGCCTTGCGCACCCTGCGAACCAGTAGCACCCTGCGTACCCTGAAAACCTTGTGGACCCTGCGAGCCTTGTGGACCTGTAGCTCCTTGGAAACCTTGTGGACCTTGAGCGCCCGTTGCCCCTTGTGCGCCGGTAGCACCCTGAAAACCTTGTGGACCTGTAGCGCCCTGAGAACCTACAGCACCTTGGAAACCTTGCGGGCCTTGAGCGCCAACAGCACCCTGGAAACCTTGTGTACCTTGAGGACCAGTCGCACCTTGACTACCTACAGCACCCTGAAAACCCTGGAAGCCCTGTGGACCCTGAGAACCCTGAGCGCCAACAGCACCTTGGAAGCCCTGTGGACCCTGTGACCCTTGCACACCTTGAAAACCTTGTGTCCCCTGAAAACCCTGTGTACCTTGAAAGCCCTGCGGTCCTTGCGAACCTTGAACGCCTTGCGAACCTTGAAAGCCCTGTGGGCCTTGACTACCTTGTGCGCCTTGGCTACCTTGAAAACCTTGCGGTCCAGTAGGTCCCGTGTTGCTCGAAGAAACAACAGTAACCCTTGCACCAACCTCAATCGGCACATTAGGGTCAGCCAACGCAAGAACATACGTGTTGGTACTACGGTAAACAACAACAGGAGTGTTGCTTAAAACAACAGTTACAAGAGTAGTAGCCATCTGCTACCTAGTGACATCGGCAAGAACTGTGACAGTACCAGCAAGAACAGTAGAGATAGTGCCGGAAGCGTTCTCCTGCAAATCCCAATACAAGAAACCTGGGTCCAATGTTGCACAGTTTGTGGCAGACAAAACGCAAGTAACCTCGCCAGCAGCACCGCTAGTTACCGTACAAGTGAACGAAGCTGCGATAGCAGAAATGTCTTGGCTAGTACGCATCTGAGCCGTGTAGGTTCGACCTGTAATGTTTACAGGTGTAGTCCCGTCGGTGGTTATTGTGACAACAATAGTTTCTGTGTCACCACGGGTGATAGTTAAATTCTGTGTTGCAGGTGCAGCCATACTATTGGCAGTATAGCACCTACCATTTTACCCTGTTCGCCCAGTATGCAGCAGACATCTTGCCACGGGCAATGTTCTTAGCATGGCGAGCTTTAAACGCATTATTGCGGGCTGTGCCATCAGGGGAACCTTTGACACCCTGTTGACCGAACCGAATCAACTTAACCGTACTGCCCTCTTTAGCCAGCACAGCATGAGACTTCTTTGCCCCAGGGGTGGCTTTAGGCTTATTGTAACCAGCAAACCGTTCGCCGCGATACTCGATAGTCATTGTGGAACACCTTCTATTTGCCATTTATGAGTAGCATGTTTTTCTAA